AAATTTTCCAAAGGTTGAGTCCTGGCCTATGCCGGACCCAACAGAGCTTCCACCTAGTCCTGAGAATATTCTCAGACAGCCTTTGGCTGGCCAGATTGTTGTTATACAAGAACCTGGGGCTAAAGCACGGGTTATCGCTAACCCCTCTGCGGCTGCTCAAGTAGCTCTGTATCCGCTCCATCAGTTGTTGGATTCAATCCTTAGGGATTTACCAACTGACTGTACCCACAACCAGGAATCTGGTGCTGACTGGGCTTTTAACCAGTTAGCAAGTGGTAAGTCGGTCCATTCGGTCGACTTAAGCGGTGCTACAGACAATTTTCCTATTTCTCTACAACTGAGCCTTCTCACTAGCCTCGGGTTGAAGTCCGAGGCCGAATTGATTCGGCTTATGGCTAATGGTATCTGGATGTTACATCCAGACCTTCACACCGATTTGATTAACGGTGGCCATATGATTGCGGCGACTTATACTCGTGGCCAACCTCAGGGTTTGTATTCTTCATTCCCTTTGTTTGGACTAACCCATAACCTTCTTTGTAAGGCGTTGGCAGTAAAACACGGTTTATCTCCGGATGACTCCTTTAGAATCCTCGGTGACGACATCGTTATTAATAACGACAAGTTGCACGAGGCCTATCGTGAGTTCATGAAGAAAGCGGGGGTCCCAATTTCTGAACAAAAGTCACTCTCGAGTGACCAAGTAGCAGAGTTTGCGGGCTTTATCATAACCAAGAATGGCTATTATAAGCCGGCCAAGGTTCCCAAATCTTCCAATCGTCCATTTGAGGTTAATTTTATGAATTACCTCAGAGTTGTTGGTACAGAAGGCATCAAGTATTTGCCTGCCAGAGTAAGGAAGATAGCTAGAAAAGTGGCTATGCTCCCTGAATTTTATGGCGGACTCGGATTAAACCCCGAGGGCCTCTCTTTTGAGGCACGTACTGATGGCTTCCTTGAGAAATTAGATGATATCTCCGAAGTACCTAAGTACTTCTCAATGCGTGGCAGCTTTACAGCTGCCGCCCTTTCGGGGGATGTCCCTGCATATGCAGAGGCCGCATTGGATTGGCTCCACGACCAGTGGAACCTTTACGAGAATCATGTTCAACGTCTTGTTTCGCAAGAGCCAACCTTAGCTCGGTTGGTGTCTGCTAACATCGCTGAACCTCATTCTTTGGCCTACCAACTGTCTACTCTCTTAGAGAGTGGTGCAGATGGCAGGGTCCTCGTTGGAAACAAAGCTCCGAACGAGCAATCTTCGGGCAAACCGTTCAAATCTGATTTCCAGATTTGGGCATCAAGGTTTGAGGACCTTAATGAGACGGTAATATATCCTAAGTCACATAGTGATATGGATTCTGACCCTAGTGGCAGTAAGAAGTC